TGCCAGAGGTGTATCGTCAGTACCTGAAGCTGGACGAAATCGACCGTGCGAAGGTTGAAGCATATATCACCGGTCTGCTGTCGTCCGATAAGTATCAGACGGTCGCTAAAGCAAAGAATGCCTGATACGGCGTGAGGGAAAAATCCTCTACGTCGATTTCAAACGCTTTATGAGGTGAAGGGAGGTCGTGGTCATGGATGGACACGATTACGAATATCTGGTCGCAAAGTACCTTCGCGGGCACGGCTACACCGGCGTTAAGGTGACAAAGGGATCAGGCGATTTTGGCGTCGATGTTACGGCCCACAAGGCTGGGCACAAATACGCCGTACAGTGCAAATACTACTCAAACCCTGTAAGCCTCGGCGCGATACAGGAAGCAGTAGCCGGAAAAGCACTTTATAACTGCGACCGTGCAATGGTTGTCACCAACAACACATTCACAAAAGCCGCACGCGAATTGGCAAATGCGAATAACGTTCTTTTGCTGGAAAACGTCCGCAGCGCAGGAGCCTTCCGTTTCTCGCAGTTGCCGAAGGGCGTGAGAATTTTTCTGCTCGGCGCGTATCTGTTCACGGCGTCCGCTCTCTTTGTTGCCATGCTGGACATCAACAAGGAGCAGCCCTTCTGGACAGCGGTGTATAACGTGGTAACAACGATGACGTTCATGTTGTTCCCGCTATGGATAGGCCCCGTAATTCGTGGTGTCAAAAAGCTATTTCGGCGTGCCCTCACGGGAATCAAAGCGGGCAGAGCTACACCGGCAACTGCCGCAGTAGCGACGCCGTCCATACAGCCGGTACAGCCCAGAATTAACGCTGTTGCGCTACAGCCGTTCCTGCCTGTTGAAGTTCAGGATCACAAAGATACTTTTGCAAACGCACTGGCCGGGCTGCCCGTGCTTACGACCTCTGTGATCCAACGTAACTGCAAGTGCGGAATCGACCGCGCGTACTCGATACTACGCAATCTTCAGGTCTACGGGCTTATTCATGAGGCCGGAAAAGACACCTATGAATGGACAGAAAAAGCCCTCCTGCTGGGCGCAGAAGGGCGTAACGGGTAACAGATATGTCGATAGATATTAAATGGCAAGTGCCAATGGCAAAGCCGGAGGTCAGCGAACTGGCCGTCGTATATGCCCGGTATTCAAGCCACAGTCAAGGTGAACAGTCCATCGAAGGGCAGCTCTCCAACGCAAGAGACTACGCCGCCGCACACGGCTACACCATCGTGCATGAATACGTTGACAGAGCAAAGAGCGGTCGGACGGATAACCGTGCCGAGTTCCAGCAGATGCTGAAGGACACGGCCAAGCGGCAGTTTTCGGTTATCATCCTCTGGAAAGTTGACCGCTTCGGGCGTAACCGTGAGGAGATCGCCATAAACAAGATGAAGTGCCGCAAGAACGGCGTGCGCGTCGAGTATGTGGCGGAAACCATCCCGGACAGCCCGGAGGGCGTAATCCTTGAAAGTGTGCTGGAAGGCTTCGCGGAGTATTACAGCCTACAGCTTTCGCAGAACATCCGCCGTGGCCGTGCTGAGAGCGCCGAGAAGTGCCAGTCGTTGGGCGGAAACCGCCCGCTGGGGTACAAAACCGGACCGGACAAAAAGTTCGTCATAGACGAAAATACCGCGCCCACAGTGAAGATGATCTTCACCATGTACGCGGACGGCAAGACAGTTACGG